AATCCATCAAACAGCTCATTCAAGGATTTTGCAGATGCTTTCAGTTCCAAAATACTCTTCATCTATTTTCTCCTTAGCTATTTTTGATTACAATAACACTGTCGGAACGAACTTCCCAAACAGTAACGTTAGAATTATCAGCTTTTTTAACAAATCCGCCTTCAGCACCGGCTACTTTATCGCCGACTTTTGCAGAATATCCTTCAGCTGTTTTCAATTCCATACCACCGACGAGTTTAACCGTACCAACTTTGTAGCCAGCCGTTGCGGTTCTGTCTTCGTATGATTCCAAACGACCCAAGATTTCATCGCCATCACCGGCAAGTTTAACCGTATTGGCAGCAGAACTATCTTGAGTTACGACCAAACCAACATTTTCTTCAACGATGTCGTTGTTGAGAATAAAGGTGAGGTCATTATCAGGGGTAACCCCTTTCAATGTAACGCCTTGATAAGCCATTATATCTCTCCTATTTTACTTTAAATGCCGAAAAATCACGTTTCTCAGCGGTTGCTTTCAAATGGTCTGCCCGATGTGCGACACCGTCTACCGGAATAGCCGACAAAATCAGGTGCGATTTATTGAGAAGTTCCATCTTACCCTCAAGGTCCTCAGGAATGTTCTCAGATAAACCAGCTGCGACTAATACTTTCTGGATTTCAGCATCAAAGGCAGCCTTAATTTCATTGGCTTTCTCTTTTGCCTCTGCCAGTGCAGATTCTAGTTCAGACTTTTCTTGGGACAAAGTAGCATTTTCCTCTTTCAAAGCAGCCCCAGCCTTTTCAGCTTCATCTTTAGCTGCTTCAAGAGCCTTCTTCTCCTCGCCCAGAGAAGCCAAAGTAGATTGCATAGTTTTCAGTTCCTCCGTAAGAGGTTCTGTAGCTGCTAACACAGCTGCTTTAATATCCTCAGAGTTCATATCTACTTCCTTACTGATTGTTGAACATAAGTTTATTTTCAGGAGGTCGTTCCTGACTTCCTGTTTGGTCAGATTGATTACCGAAGTATTCTCTTCTGACATCGCCATCTGGTAAACTTTATCAAGGATCTTGGCGTGTTTAGCCGCTCCTCTGGTTACCAAAGACAATTCACTAACGAGCTCTACGGACGGGATTATAACGTGTGCCCCCTCTTTGCCCATAATAGCTCCGCAATCGGGACATCTGTGCTCAATAAGATCCAAGAAGGATACATCATCGTCCCTAAAATCTTTTCCACATTCAGAACATAAAATCTTTTTCGGCAAGAACCCATAGGATACCTCGTCGATAATCCCGTTGTCGATCTTGTTGATAATGTCCTGATGTTCCGTACTGACTGCAAATAACGTGTACAGAGCCGAATGACCCGTTTCTACTTCATCTACCAGTTCTGCGTGAATTACTTTTCCTGTCGGCAGAACGCTGGTATTGTGCATTGCTTGGACTGTTACGGTCGCCATCGGATCGTTGATTAAACTCTGCATATCGACCAGAGCATTGCGAGACAGCGTTCCTTTATTGAACAGCGTGTCTTGTGATAACGGTTCTGTGGAGATACCTCTTGCCTGATAAAAGGCCAGTTGATTAAAGTCTACATCAGGTCCGCATTTGGTTCTGACGTATTCCATAATCTGTTCTGTTAATTCAACTCTTTTTGCCATATTTCAACCCTTTTGTCATAAAGATAGTAGATTTTTGTAACTGTTGCAACAATTTTTTGTAAACTACTAATTTAAGTCCTTCCCTTTCTGCTGGTCCTTTGTCGTCTTATTACTATTCGATTTTGCCATATCACTGCCCTCCGGTGTCAAACTCCGTCCCAAAGGATCACTGTTTGAGGTCGTATCCGAGGTGTTAATCTTCGTTGCTTGGAAGTTCGTCCCAGAGAGTGCCGTAACCTGTCCGAGCGGAATCCTACCCCTCATCTCGAGCTGGAAGTCAATATCAGAAATCAGACCTAAGGACAGTTGTTCTAAGAGGCGAGCCTGTCTCATCGTCAGCTGATTCTCCAGCTCTGTTTCTGTTCTCAGCTCAACCGGTGCCGAGTACATAACAGCTTTGCCATCGAACCCAGTCATTCGTAAGGCTAGGGTAAAGATCTCAGACAAAAGATAATCTACAGGTTTATTCAATTCAGAGGCGTTTTTAGCAAACACCATCGCCTCAACAGATGCCGTATTGACACCTGCCGAACCTCTCCCTAAAACAGCACTTACCACTTTCATAGCTGCTTGGTTCTGTGCGTTCAAGGTGTCGATAACTTCGGTAATCTGTAAAGACCCCCCGGGGTTCTTATCATTGATTATCTTCACAGCTACAGCATCAGTATGGGCGAGAGGTTGTTGCGGCTTGACTGAGTTAAATGAGTTCGCAACAGTCTGCACCATATTATTGACATACTGCCTGTACTGTTCTGGGTTGTTCTGGACGTCTACCGGTGCGTTGTTCTTAATAATTTCCTCTAATACGGTAATATCAATGCGTGGAAAGCCGGTAACGTTCATAATGCGATACAAATCGTTTATGACCTGTTGACGGGCCGCAATAACGTTAATCGCACTTACAAAATAGCTGTATGTGTAGACATCAGTCGGATCTCTACGGAAAAAGGTCGTAAAGAATGTCGGAACGTCCAAACTGATTTCTTCACCTGATTCCTCTGTCTTTTGCAACGGTTTAAAGTCGCCATTCTTTGTTTCGTACCATTTAACATAGAGCATATCTACGTTTCTGATCTCTTTGGGCTGGAGTGTCTTATCAAATACCAGTTCCGCACCTGCCGCACCACGCAACAGGAGCATATATTTCAGCCCGTCCCTGATTTCGGACAGAGATTGTTTCATTTGGTAGTTAAGGGTGTAATCATAACGGCTGGTTACTTTGTCGATCAAATATTCAAGGGTCTTTGTGCCGTCCTGATCAATTTCACCGTCTGCATTCACCGCATAGCGAATGAGAGGGGTGTTTGAAGATGTGAGATAAGCATTAACGGCGGCGGAACAATCGGGATCTTGACGAAACAGGTCTTGGAGGAGTTCGTTGGAGTCAGAGGCAACCCTATTGTCATACAGATCCTCGATGTGTTCCATATATCCGGGTGCTGTAAGGGTATCCGTACGGCCTGCCCGGTATGTGTCAGTATAGGCATTACCGTCAGTTTTCGCCTTTTTCTTTGGTAATATAAACTCAAATAGTTTACTTATCGATGCCATTTCTATTCCCTAGTAGCCTAATCTGTCATATGAATATCTGTTAGAATATCCGCAAAGATTAGATTTGTCTATATTTTTATTATTAAGACTTTCTTGAGGACCTGTCAAGCTAATAATTTGTCTCTTCTCTGTGTTTAATGATAAAGTTGCTACATAATGAATTTTCTGTGCGACCATGGCGTAAGAAAGGGCGTGGAAGAAGTGGTCGTTTCCGTTCAATTTACGCCAGACTGGTTGCTCACCTGCTCTTGTTTCCTCACGAACCATATCTCTTAGGTGTTCGACAATAATATCCACCTGATCGAAATAACCGTAGAACTTAATCTTTTCTTCCGTAATAGCCGTCTTTACCGAATCAAGAGCATCAGTACGGTTGCAGTTGTAGTAAAGGACCGTCTTATCCTGTTCCAGTTTCGGTTCGGCTGATTTGTTACCACCATACACGATTGGTTGGATTCGTCCATTCGTCATATCCCTAATCTCGTTTGACAGCGGTGTGTATGGGTAACGGTCGATCGCTCCTGCCACAATATTGTACTTTTGGTCCAGTTCCTGTACCTTTGCTTTGAGTTCGCTTGGGTCTACCCTGAGCCACATAAATGCAGCACCCTCCGTATAAAGAACAACGTGGCAGATAAGGCCCTCATCGATTCCTATATAAACAGGACGATGGTTATCCACTTCCGGTATGCCCTGAGCCACAAAGCACTTACGGATAGCCCCCTCATCGATTCGGACGTCCCCCTCTCTGTATTCCTCGCCCAGTACGGTATTATATGCACGCCGGATCTTGCCTTTCTTGATATAGTCGGCGATGGTCATAACCAAATAACGAATGCTCAAGCGGTCTGTGGAAAAAGGACGGATTTGGTAGCCCCTGCTGTGTAGTCTACTTGGGAATCTGGCGACCCATTCTCTCTTGGAATCGACAGAAAGCTCTAGATTCGCACCACATTTACGGCACATCACAAAGGCATCGTCCAAGTTTAAGTCGATAGCCAGTTCTTCTTTAATATCAGTCAGTCTTTGGATATAATCAGGCAACCCAGGAATGTGCACCGAATCGAGATCATATAAGGGAATCTGCCACTCTCCACAATGAGGACACTTCACCATATATTCTCGTTGGTCGCTGTTCTGATACTCGAGGGACACACCGAATCCAGAGAACGTGGGCGTGGAAAAGCTCTGTTTAATCTTCCATGAGGACGCTTGCAGACGGGAGTTGACCAGTGAATAGAAGTCTGGATCGCCCAAGTCAATCTCATCGTTTAGGACCATATCAGCAGGAGTAGACGTAACATCGGACTCTGAACCGCCTGAAATATACATAAAGGACGTGCCAAGTTGGATCATATCATTGTTTCGAATGCTCTTAGTCGCACCGATCGTTTTGTCCTCAGGAAAGTCTCTATCCACAACGGGCCTGATACGACCCCTACTGTTGTTGTCCTTTAAAATGTTATCAGGAAACGTATAAATGACCCTTGTGCCGGGGTTGATTATCATAAACCCAAGCATTTTGCGGATCTGAACCTCTGTAATACCGACTTGTGACAGCTTTTTGCAGCATAGATTCGGGTGCATATCGTTCACAATCTCTCTTTGGAACTCATATCCTTTGAAACTAAACGGCTTTCCACCGATCGTTGTGTTGTTACAAACCCAATCGGCCATATCGGTTTCTGCCCGTTGTTCGACCAGTTTCTCTGCCAGTGCTTGCAAATATGGATTGTTTGAATATATTTTCACTGCTTTCGCTCCTCCAACATTTGTGGATATATTAAAAA